AGATTCCTAAAGGATTATACATCTGCCACCATTGCGACAATCCTTCATGCTGTAACCCAGAACACTTATGGGCTGGAACAGCTAAAGAGAACATGCAAGATGCAAAAAGCAAGGGTAGGCTAAAGCATCAGAATGGGATCTTACTCACCTTTAAAAATTGTCGGATTCTCAACAGGTCTTGTCCAGGATAGGGAAGAATTCCTCCTGCCCGATGATGCCTATCCTACGCTGCAAAACGCCTATGTTTGGAGAGAAAGGATACTTCGAAAGAAGGGATACGAGCTTTTAGGAAGGCTACAGAGAAGCGTGACAATATCCGTTGCCCTTACTGCTAACTCAGTCAATTTGATCAGTGCGGTGCCTTTAGAGCCGACAGCTTCAATTGTCCCCGGATCTATAAGCCTAACAGGAAGTGTCGATGGGACCGTCTACACAGACCCATTAAAAAATGGCATTCTGACAGCCACGGGTGGAACTGGCACAGGGGGCACAATCTCCTATGCCACAGGGATCATAACAATTTTTGGTGGTGGCGGGGAAACTTTAGCTGGCACCATTCAATATTACCCAGGCCTACCTGTCATGGGTATTCGTACAAGAGAGCTACAAAATAGCGCGATAGATCAGACACTATTTTTTGATCAGGTGTACTGCTATTTTTACAATCCGAGCACATCTGCATTTCAAGAATTTATCCCAGGAACAACATGGAACGCTTCGGGTGCTCCTGTGACAGGAACCGACTTCTTTTGGTCTACAAACTACTGGTCTTCAGGTCAATCCCCTACTCCTTTTTCCTCACCCAACACAAAACTATTTTGGGTAACAAATAACACTGGTTTCGACGGTGCAACTTCTGACCCAATCAGGATAACAGATGGTGTTAAATGGGTTGCTTTTGATAGCTCGACATGGAATAAAATCGATGCAACTAACTTTTTATTCAATGCCCTATCAATGCTTCCATATAGGGGACGTCTTCTCATGTTCAACACATGGGAAGGAACCACAAAAGCAAACGCTTTAAATTTCTCGAATCGAATTCGATGGTCAACGATTGGGAATCCTTTCATTCCATATGAAGACACACCTACACCAGCAAAAGGATCGTGGAGAGACGATATACGAGGACAAGGAGGTTATCTTGATATACCCACAAATGAGGATATCGTTTCTATTGGTTTTGTACGGGATAATCTGGTTATTTATTGCGAGCGAAGTACCTGGCAGCTCCGATATACTGGGAGATCTATTGCCCCCTTCCAAGTCGAGCGAGTTAATTCGGAATTGGGTGGGGAAGGCCCATTTTCTGCGGTTCAGTTCGACACATCCCTAGTCGGTATCGGAGATAAGGGCATAGTAGAGTGCGATAGTTACCAATCCGAAAGAATCGACATCAAGATTCCCGACTATGTTTTCGACTTCACAGGTCCAACATCTTCAAACAACTCAGCTTTTAGGGTTCATGGAATCAGGGACTTTATAAATCGTTTAGCCTATTGGACAATCCCTTGGGCTGCCGATAACGCTATTTTCCCTACGCAACGTCTCGTCTACAACTACGAAAATGATAGCTGGGCGACTTTCAATGATTCTCTGACGACCCTTGGAACCTATCAGCCTCAAACATCTCGAAATTGGATCAATACAAAACAACCTTGGAAAGAGTGTAAATTTTCTTGGATCACGTCCAGAGAAGCAGAAGTCCCAGCCATAGTTGGTGGTAACCAGCAAGGTTTCATCGAATATCTGAATGTGCTTACGGTCAACGACTTTTCCCTTTATATCTCAGCGATCACTCCTGGAGTGACCACACCCACTGTCATAACATCGCCCAATCACAACATGAAGACGGGCTTCGTGGTTGAGATCGGAGGAATACCAACAGGAACGCCTTATGCAGATTTAAATGGGGGTGTTTTTGGGATTGTTGTGCCTCCTGGAAACCCCGATCAATTCAAACTCTACACATACGATCCCAGCTCTATGCAGTTCGACCAAGCCCAATTGAATGCGAATGAAGGTATATACGTTGGCGGGGGAATGATTAAGATCCGTGAAAACTTCACCATCACAAGCAAGAAATTCAACTTTCTAGACGAAGGTCAAAACATCCAGATGGGGTATCTAGATATCCTTATGGACGCAACCGTTCCTGCAAATCCGGGTGAAATTAGCCTCTACGTTTATCAGGACTACAATGATAACGAGCCAACAAATACCCTCCCCCAAAATCAAATAAACGATTATAGCAACCCTGGCAATCCTGACACCTTTTTCAATTCAGTCATACCAACGACCCCAGCAGTATACAGCAACATGGGGGGATCTAAATTCTGGCAGAGAGTTTATTGCGCTACTCGAAGCAACTTTTTAACACTCCAATACACCTTCTCCAATGCCCAAATGGCCGGAGAGCCACAACAACTAGACGTACAAATAGACGCCCAGATTTTGTGGTTACGACGCGCCGGAAGGTTAACCCAGCCATAAGGAAGACATGAGCACATATCAACCAAATATCCCTACTGGAACAGTCGATTTAGATATCGATTACACCAACATCCAGGGAAACTTTAACCAATTAAACGTTCAATTTGGTGTCGATCACATCCCTCTTAACAATACAACAGGGACGTTTCCTTCTGGGGTGAATGGAATACATACATCCATTCATTTCAATCCGATGTCAACGACAACAACTAACCCTCCAAATAACTATCCTCCCGTGGTCCCAACTGCAACTCCTGGTTTTGGACAACTTTTTAGTGTTCAGGAAGACGATGGCATCAATCCTGATCAAGCACTTTATTTTCTGACGGGAGGAGGGAGCTTAACTGCCTTAACTAGAAACTTTCAACCCGCCGTTGGAACGAATGGATCTTTTCCAAATAATGGTTACACTTTTTTGCCAGGAGGATTCATTCTTCAGTGGGGAGTTGTAGCAAGCACAACTGCCGCAGTTGTCCCAGTGGTATTTGCGACATCAGGAAACATAAATTTTCCTCTTAAAATATTCAATGTTCAGTTAACAGCTAATAGAACATCTTCTGTTCCAACTTCTGTGGATATTACTGTTTCTAATAAAGCAAAAACTGGATTTAACATCAACAATCAAGCAAGTGCTACAGGGTTGGCTTATGAATGGTGGGCAATAGGTAACTAATGAGCACCCTTTCTCAAGATAGCCAGCTTCTAGAAAGCTATGTTCCAGTTTATGATGTGGTCCCAGACAAATGGGAAGACGGTCGCGCCTTTCTTGTGGAGCAGCTCAAAAATCTTGCTTTGGGCGTGAATATTAGGGTGATAGGTTGGTATTTAGATCAAGAATTACTCACTGGGAAAGCTTTTATCCCTGGATCAAATAATGTCCGAGATGGTCAAACCTCACAGCAATATAGAAGCATACTCCGAATAGTCGTTGACGTTGGCCCTATCACGGCTGGTGTCACCACCGTTCCTCACAATATTACAAACGATGCGAATTACGAACAAATTGAATTGTGGGCATGTGCAACTAATTCAACAACATTAACATCCACAGTATTCGGAAACTCTGACACAATAAGAGTAATCGGACCTAATATCCAAATAACTTCAGACGGGACCTACGACAGATGTAAAGCTTACATGGAGTACACCCAAGAACAATAATAATTTATGGAGCAATAAATGAGCGGATTACTAACAGGGCTATCGACAGCATTTCTTGGACTGCCAGGACTACTGGCCAATAAAAACATTCGGAAGGGAGCAGGCAACTTTTTGTTTGGATCTCCTGAGACTAGGGAAAACGTCTCTACTCTCCGTCCTGAGCAAGAGGGTCTTTACAATCAGCTACTACAAGCTGGACAGGGCCAAGGGGCTGGTGGTGCTTTCGGACAGTCCGCGGATTACTATCGAGGTCTCTTAGGCGATCAAAGCCAGGATTTTAACGCATTTGCAGCCCCTGAAATGCGACGATATAGTCAAGACATTGCTCCAGGCATATCGGAGCAATTTGCAGGCTTTGGCGCAGGTGGATCGGGCCTTAATAGTTCAGGTTTCAGAAATGCTCAGGTTCAAGGCGGTGTTGATCTGGCAGAAAGACTCGCTCAACTTAGAGCTAGCTTAAGGCAGTCGGGTGCTCAAGGCTTACAAAACATCGGACAGCTTGGCCTTGGTAACTATAGCCAAAACATGGTCACGCAACCAGGAACAGAGGGCCTAATCTCATCATTAGCTCCTGCAATAGGAACTGGCATTGGTGCGGGTATTGGTGGTCCTATAGGGGCGCAAATTGGAGGTGGACTGGGAAGTTGGTTCGGACAGAAAAATGGGGCTAACCAAGTAGGAGCCAATAGTTCTCCTTATGGAGGAAATGGACCTCAGGCAAGCCCTTCTATACCTACAAATGGTCCGTCTGGAAATAGATATAATTTACCAACATTCATGCAAAGGTAAGGCAAAGTGGCGCAACAAATTAAACAAGGAAACATCTTTGGTAGAATTGGTTCGGGAATTGGAAAAGGTCTTGCCGAACAGCTTCCGGAAGAAATTCAGAGGGGCAGGCTTGCATCCGGACTACAACAACTAACGGGGACAGAAGAAGGGAGGAATCTACCTCTTACCTCTCAACTAGGGGCTTTGTTTTCTCTGCCTGGTAGTACTCCACAAATGCAAGAGAGTTTCGGTAATTTACTTAGACAACAGGCAATTTCTCAGGGATTAAAGAAAGTAGATGAAAATGAAACTACTAGAAAGCCGACAGGACTAGAGCCATATTTCAAACCTAAAGATTCTAATCAAGCAGCCTCAAAAGAGGGTTTAGTTGAGACCACTGGAACACAGGCAGCAATAAAACCCGTTTTGCCTTTGAGTTATAATCAGCTTTTATCCAGAGCATCTCAATTACAACAGGAAAACCCTCAACTTTATCCTACGGCTGATCTGGCTTTGAAAGGTGCGAGAGACGAAAATGCACAAGATATTGCAGTAAATCAGGCATTGCAATCCCAAAGGCAAACTCAGGGGGGAGTTCAAAATGCAATCCGAAATGAAATAGACGCATTGAAAAAAGCTTCAAACATAGATATTCCCCAAAATACCTATCAAAATGTAGAAAACAAAGCTATTGAATCTGTTAGAAATGGTCAAAAAACAGAATTACAAGCGGCAAAAGACGCAAGAGATGAATTAGAAAATATTCAAAGAGATTATTCTTCAATCGATTCTTTTGGGGATTATACATTGGTGACTTCCAATCCTAAGCAGGTAATTTCAGCTATAAATTCATTGGCAAAAAAATTTAAAGCCAGGGGGGAAACGGAGAATTTGGCGGACACAATTGTGGCTAGGGTTGGGACAACGAATGATTTTGGTTATTATTTAGCTAATCGTCCCAAGGATCATTTCAAAAAAGAAATAAATAATTATTCTGAAAAAAACCCACCCGCAGTTAGCAAATATGCGCCTCAAAGAAAAGAAGATTTATTTAAAACCCTTGCAAAATCGATGGATAAGGATGATAGCCCATTAGCGATAGGACATCTTCTTAATCAAAAAAACATAGATAGCCAGGAATGGAGAGACTACTTGTTGGACCATGTAGATGAACTTAATCTGTCAAGGAGCCAAGTAAGAGAGTTGGAAAAAGTTGATAAAGTTCAACAGGGCTTATTGAATGATACATTTTTAGAAGTTTTTGGAGGATTATAATGGAACCATATCAAGAAGCGGCTCAAGCATCGAGAAGATCAGGTGAACTTCCTCTAAATGCAGTAAAATTTGGTTCAATGGCGGCATTGGGAGGTTTAGCAACTAAGGCAGTTGGGCCTCTAATTGGCAGAATCCTTCCTTTTCTAAATGATTTTATACCAGATGATCTTTCAAAAAAAGGGCTTAACAAAATCGATCCTAGGTTTGGAAAATTCATCAACAAGGCAGAAGAGCAAGGATGGTCGTACCCTGAGGTAAGGGATTATCTTTCACAAAAAGCGCAAAAAACTAAAGAAGATATTTTTTCACATAGTTCAAAACCGGGTGGAAAAAACAAAAATCTGATCGAAAAGCATAGTCCTGAACTCCATCAGTTTATTTCTGAATATTTACAAAAAGGAAATAGCCCTTTACAGGCAGCAGCTTTGTCTCAATCAGATCCCGACAAGAAAGGATTTGGAGCAATCATAAAAAAGATCGCAAAAGAAAACAAAGCATCTTGGGCCGACATCGTTGAAGGAGTCTATGGAGGACAAGTTAATCAACAACAACAAGCACCTAATCAACCTACTCCTGGGAACCAACCACCGATCTATTACGATTATGTCCGACCTGATCAGGTTCCACAACAAGGTCAACCACAACAAGGTCAAGTCGGTCCAGGCCAGCAAGCTTTCATGGCTCTCTTGCAAAAGATTAATCAACGTCTAGGGAAATAATGAATCCTCAAGAAATCGAAGGATTGATTAGGGAGTTGATGCAGGCTTTCCAAATGCTAGTAGACTCAGGGGAAACCTTGAGCGATGAGTTTTATGGAATGGCCGCACAAACCCTCGATGCTTTGGTTTCAAGACTCGATCAAGAAGAGCAACCTCCTGAAGTTCCACCTGAGCCGATAGGAGAACCTTCACCCGACGCCCAGTTGCTATGGGTTCTATCCGGTGGTCAAGAGCAAGCATTTATCTCTTACCTTAGAGACTTTCCGAGTGCTCAAACACAAGCATTACTAAACAATCCCCTTGAATTGAGCCGGATTATTGATTGGCTTGATCAAAACATCCCTC